TATTCTTTTCCATCCAATCATGTACGCCATATTTGGCATGCATTTCATAGATATCATTATGCCATTGATTCATGATAACATATCTCCATGTATTGTGTTTGTTAAATTATAACATGTTTTTGAGTAAATGTACATAGTACTCATACAAAAAAGTCCTCAAGTGTTGCCTGCTCTTCGGCTGACCAACCGACCGCCTGTAAGATAGGTTCTAGCGGATCGAGAAAAGTTTTTTGAAACTGCATGTCGTAGTTTATATATTTGTGAAGTTGCATTTCCGATGGCAGATACATTGGAAACGATATCACGTTTTCTTTGATGTGATTTGGAACTTTGAGATAAGCGAACTTAATTTTATCACCGTTACCGATTAGTTCATACTTGTCAGTCAGTCCTCGGGCCTTAGCTTCTTTGTTATATAGTAAGGAACCCCGCACGTGAATAGGTGTACCTTTCTTGTAAACAGTTTTCCGATCTGACCAGTCTGTAATTTTCGAGACGCCCCGTGGAAAAGCCACTTCTTCGGGTGGGAGCGATTTGAAATCCTGTTTGAATGTCTGTATGAATTTCTGTACATCCGCTTCAGACGACTGAATGATGAGCTTGAATATTTCCTTAAACTTAGCTCGGCAAACCTCAGGCGTTGAACTCTTGATCGCCTCAATGCCCATAATTTTAAGCTTCGGCTCATCATATTGTACTCCTTCAGAATTGTGTACGTTAAGGATATAACGTTTCTTTGCAGTCCATATGCCGCGGTCTGCAATCACTTCACGTTCCATAACCATACGATTTTCAAAGCAGTTCATTTCTTTAAAGAGATTCTCGAGAGCTTTTTCAAGTACTTTGCCAAAGTGTTGGTTACAAGATTCGTCAAGGAACTTTACAGGATCTTTTGGATTAAACTTCATGACAAATGCTTCAAAGTTAACATAGACCGAATCTGTATCGATTGCAATGACATAGTCTTTCTTTGTGCCAAGCAGTTTGTTCATCTCTTCGTTAATGGCTTTCTCACACGTCTTGATCACGTGCTGGCCAGTCAGAGTAATACCTTCGGCGACACGAAGATCAAAGTAACGATACCACTTATTACCGATGGCACCGAACAAAGAGTTCATCAGGATCTTTACTGCCATTTGCTTATTGTTAAGAGAAGCGATTTGCTTTTCGATTTCTTTTGTAGAACCTTTTTGCTGTTCTTTCTGCCATTCGAGCATTTGCTTTTTAACATCTTTACGTTCGGCATAATACTGTTTGACAAGAAGAGGAAAGACACCTTCACGACTGTTATCGAAGCCGACGCCATTGGCAGCTTTAGACATATTGCTACCGTTCATAGTAACAGTTTCAGGCGACATGTTCCATTGAGCAATAATGTTTGGATACAGAGAATTCAAATCAAAAGAAACAACCCAGTTGTGTGCACCGACTTGAGGCTCTTTAACATAACCACCGGCGAACTTGACATTGACACCTTCACGTTCACTACGATCAGGCATTGCAGGTATTGCAACTTTACGTTTAGCCAGTTCACGAAAAATAATTGAATCCCATATGGCTGTAGTACCAAAGATATCTGTAAAGTTTACACCAGCTTTATAGGCTAGAGTAAGTCCGAGACCGATGAGGTCAAGCTTTTCATCCATGCGATCAATGAGTTCAACGTCTTTGATGTTGTAGTCAATATAGAGTTGAAAGTTTTCTTTGTAAAGATTACGAAGAGAACCATACTCAGCATACGATAATTTCTTTTCACCGAGCACTACGTGAGCAATATGGTTTAGTGCATACGATTCTTGAGGACCATATGAATAACCAAACTTCTGAAACAGATCCATGTAATCGAGTTGAGAAATGCCGGCAATCTGTTGAGCCTTCATTGTCTTTTGCTTAAGAGTTACAGACTTTTCTCGTATTTGATTCCAAGGCGAAAGATATTTCTTAGTAGTCTCTTCACCAAATAATCGTTTAGCGCAACGGTTAACAATGTAAGGAATATCGAACATACGAACGTTCCAACCGGTAATAACTTCGGGGAAGCTCGAAGCCCAGTATTTAAGGAATCTTTCCATTAGTTCGTATTCATCTTCACACTTTGTATATTTGATACGAAGATGAGTATGAGGACTTTTAGAAGCATCATAGTCACCACAACCCCATACGCGATATACTGATTCTTTACTTGACTTAAGAGTAATAGCAGTGATGGGATGTAAAGCCTCGTCTGGCTCAGGAAAGCCGTCATCTGAGTGCACCTCAATATCGAGGTTGACTACGTTAATCAGACCAGGAATAAAGTCAATATCGTTTGGAAACTTTTTTTGAATAAACTGCCAAAGTACACGATCTTGTCCGTAGTACTTGAAGTTTTGAACGCCTTCATATCTTTGTATGAAGTCTCTCATTTCATTATAATGATTAAACTGAATGGGAGCAACAGGAGTACCGTCAAGTGATCGCCATTCAGTTTGTTCAGTCGTTGGGACAAAGAGCTCAGGTTCGAGCTTGTACTTTGTCATTATGGGTTTACCTTGATGATTGTAACCACGATAAAGTACGTGATTGCCCCAACGATCGTAATTAGTATAAAAAGACATACAACCTCCTATGCACTGTTATTATACCACAAACGAAGGAAATTGTACACTCTTTTTTTAGGTTATTGCTCTCATACGTTGTACGAGGCGCTCTGCTCTATTCGGTACTTGAGTGTACCATCTTGAATCGACCATTTCGTCAGCGGCTCGATTCCAATCACGGGCATCTACTCCCGCTTTCATTCCTTTAAACTTAGAAAGCCTTGGGTATCCAAGGTTAAAACACATATTGGCGATAATGAGTTGGGCTTCATCTGGGAGTTCTGCAAAATCTTCATAGAGTCGCTCACAATCTGAAATCGTGATTGCAATATCTGATTCGAAGACTTCAGCAACGCGTTCTTCTGATACAGCTGATCCAACCGCCCATCCATGTTCTGGATCTTCTTCTCGTACCAAATGACCGATGCCAAAAGTAGGCAGGCCCAAATGATCCAGGTATATTTCATGTTTCACTCCTTCATCATATGATAATTCTTCTCTTAATTGTTCTAAATCCATTTTTGCCTCTTACAATCCGTTAAGCATACTATCTGGTATTTCTTCTTTTGCTTTTTATAGAGATTTCTTCTTCGCTTTCTTTTTTCCAATCATAACCAAAACGAGCTTTCCATTTTTCGTATTCATCATCATATGGCGTCCGTGTACCTTTATATACCCTTTCGCCAGCGCCATCATATTCCCAGTCTCTTTCATCCGGGTCTAGTGATTGAAAATTCATATCATTCATAATTTTTCTCCCTAAAGTTGAAAAGGAGCGCTTACGCGCTCCTCCGTGATAGGTGTTCATTTTCTTCTTCTGTGTAAGGCCACATTAGATCCAGATTCCCTTATACTTGAGTTCTTTCATACGATTCTCCAGATCAACAAGATCTGTAGATTGTGATAGATAGTCCTCAATGGGATCTGACTTTTTGAAGAATTTTTTAAAGAACTTAATCATCGCCGTAGATATCCTTTCTTGATCTTTCGTTGAGTATTGCTGCAATTTCAGGAACAGACATTCCTTTATAGTCGTGCTGCAAATGTTGGGCAACTTCCCAATTTGCTTCTACCGACCGTGCCATTGCGATTGCTTTATTCATTGATACAAAAAATTCTACTACTTGTTCGAAGATTAATTTAGAGACCGAAACGCCTCTTAGTGCTAGTGTTGTTGTCATTTCCGTTTTCCTCGTTTTGACCAATTAAGATTTTACGAGGCTGCTTCTCTTCAGGAAGGACGACTTCTAATTCGACAGTCAATATTCCATCCTTTAGATCTGCTCCGACTACTTCGGTATATTCCGACAGTCTAAATGACTTTTTCCAGTTTCTTGCACTGATACCTTTATGAACATACATATTCTGGTCACGACGCTGTGGCCGATCCCCCTTGATAGTAAGAACGTTATCTTTTACTTCAATGTCAATATGTTCTTCTTTGAATCCAGCCACGGCCATTTCAAGAGTAAACTTAAGTTCCTCTTCTTTGACGACATTGTGTGGCGGGTATGTATCTTTCGCATGCTTGTGAATGCTTTCAAGCTGATCGAAAATGTGGTCGAAACCGATAAACCCACTACGTGGGTAAGTAAATCCAGTCATATGTACCTCCAATGACTTGCAAGGTTAAAATGAGACCCGACTATTCGGCGCCTCAATTCTATATATAACCGAGCCTTTTTCCAACTTTGTCAAAGGGCTCGTTAAATTCTATTTGTAAATTAATTCTAACATTGTCCGTATCGTTATTTACGTTATGTCTTTTAGTAACATCAAGTAAGATAACGCCAGTACTATTTCCCATTTCTGTTTCACACGGCACATAATCTATTTTTGGCCAGACTGGGTGTATAATTACACATTGTCTACCAAGTGCAAAATTGTCTGTATGCCAACCAATTTGATATTGCGGATCGATTATAAGAATTTTATTATCTTTATAATCGACTAGCTTTGCCCTTTCAACATAATCAAAATTATTGTGATAGTAAAGACCAAACTCTTTAATATCGTTCATTTCTTCTTCAGTAAGAAAGGGTTCTATTTCAACGAACATTAGTGCAGCCTATCATACAATATAGCATTAATGATGAGTAGCACTATCAATAGTACTATTACCAGTACTGTTGATAATCGTAGCCAGTCTATTTGCCCAAAGCGTCGTACTTATGAGAGTGAACTCTATGACGTGACATGTCACCTACATGGTTATAATTGCCAAATATTACTTTGAGCCAATATTGTATTTTGGACATAATTCCCATTCCTGCTTCTCCCTATATGGAATGATTTTTATCTGCCTCATGGGAGCCATTGGTTCTACAGCTTTTGTTTCAAGTGTAATTAGACCCCAATCACTCATGAGTTGCGCTATTGTATTACGGCGAGCAACGTCATTTTCTTCTAAGTTTGATTTCTTACCATCTAATAAAAATAGCTCTTTAAAATGTAC